GCCAATACTATCAACAATAGTTTTTTAAATACTTCCTTTATTACTTGTAATGACGCGGCATCGTTTGGAAATGGTGTGAATGTTACAGGGGAAATTGAGTGTGATGAGTTAGATACCGACCAAGTATATACTATCAATCTATCTTCAAGTGCTTTAGATGCGGGCAACATCACCACCGACACGATTACATCGTTTCAATATAACATAAGCGATTATTCAGACGACGCAGAGGCGTCCTTCCTTTTTCGTAATGGAACTACAACTCGATTTATACATACAGGGGGACGACTTCGTTTTGAATGCGATGAATTACAAACATCTGGTGTTGCTAATTTTAGTACCATCAACGCTTCCGACATCGTAGGATATCAAGAAACACTTATTGCGGGTCCAAACATTACGATTACAGGTAATACTATATCTACTTCTGCCGTCGCAAACTTTTCCAGTGTAAATGCGGAGTTTATCAACAGTAGTAATGTTGTGAATGTCAGCGAAATCGTTGGAGCAGACTGCGACTTTGGTTCGGGGTATATTCAGTCTTTTAAATCGGAACTCATCAACGCCTCTAATATGAACTTATCCAACAAATTAAATGCCTCAGTCGTGAATGCGTCGCAAATCAACGCTTCCAATATCGTAGGATATCAAGAGACGCTTATTGCGGGGACAAACATATCCATCGTTGGGAATACCATATCTACTTCTGCTGACGCAAATTTTTCAAGTGTCAATACAAGCACCTTAAATGCTCTCACTCTCTTCACCGGTGGTTATGTTTCTATTGGTGGAATAATTACTGCCCCGAATCAAATAGGGGTTTTAGCCTATTCTAAAAGTGGTTCAACCATTTCTGGAAGTGGTGTAACCAAATTGCCTTATGAAGAAACGCAGTATAACATAGGGGGACGTTACAATACATCTACTTATGTTTTTACTTGCCCTGTGGCGGGGAGATATTACGTGTATGCCTCTTATTATACCGTTAATGACCAAAATGGAACGGTAGATTTAATATTAGACGATGGTTCTACCACACGAATTATAGCAAGAAGTCAAGAGGGACCTAACGCACCAGGTAATAACCAAAAAAGGCAAATGTCCGTCATTATAGATTGTAGTGTCGGTGACCAATTGTATGCTCGTATGGCAAACGCTCAAATAAGATTAAGACAAAATACTACTACAAGCGACGAAATATTAAATCCTTTTGTAGTTCAATTTCTTGGATAAAATAAAATCTATACATATATTATATGGATTATAGCAAAATATTAGGAAAGTATTATAGTGAAAATGCGTGGATATGCGGTGAAAATTACGAGAGTTTAAGATGGTATGATGAGACAAGACCCAAACCAACGGAAGAAGAATTAGATTTAAAATACGATGAATTACAAATTGACGAAATGCGGGAAGAGCGTAATCGACTATTACGAGATAGCGACCATACTGCTTTACCCGATTTTCCGCAACGAGACAAATGGATTGTGTATCGACAAGCGTTGAGGGATTTCCCGAGTGTGTGGTTGCCCGAGATGCCGTTTCCCGAAAAACCAGAATAAAATAATATATACCCTAATATAAATGACCTTTATCCTTTTAATCTTCAACGATCAAGAATGTAAGCAATTTAATTGTATGTGGATATATAGTACGATTAAAGAGTTGATAGACGACACTAAGAACGTAATCAAATATAGCGACGTGAATAAGAAAACAAGAATATACAAAACGTCCAAGTCATTCTTTAGAGTATTAAAAATAAGCAACGCAGACACCAAATTATACTTCAAATAAATAAAAAATAATGTCGTATCATATGCCTTCTAAATACTTGTTTTTAGAAAATGCTCAACGTAGTTTGAGTGTATGGGACAACCTACCGACCTTGTCGCAATCTTCTCGTGAATGCTATATAAGCGTGTCTTCCGCTAAATTAATCTTTGGTGAAATTCCTCTCTTTTATGCTGTGAGACTTAAAATAGATTTACCAGTAATGAACTACGCATCGTCTTCCAATAGTATCCCAGTGATTGCTATGTTGTCGCAAGGCACAAATAACATCACTTCGTCGGGAACAACAGAAAATATAGTATTTGAACTTATCCACGCCGACCAGATACAGTTATTTAGTAATGATAATCTTAAACGAGCAAAATTTGTATTAGAAGACGAAGACGGTACGGAGGTTGTATTAGATGCGGATGATAGATTAGATATTATGTTAAAAATCGATTACGTAGACCAACTAGCAGTAGCCAATCAATATATTAGCGAAGTTCCCAAGCATCTATAAGAAAAGATACACTGATTTACCCCCTTTACATCGAAAGATATATATATTACCTACTCTCTCATAGTGTCCGTATTTCGCCAAAAGTTTTTTAAACCTAGCCAGTTGGTTAATAGAATGTATATTCATTATATTAACTATAGAAAAAAAATCTATAAGTATACGTAGGTTCTCTTTAAGTTATCTTACTGATATATTTGCGGACTTTGTCGTAAGAAGTATACGTAGGTTTTTTATTATTATCATCATTATTATTATCATTATCATTATTTTTTTTACAGGGAAGGAATAGAATATATAATATATTCTAAAGAGAGAGAAGGGAAGGAAAGGTGGGGAAGGAAGGGAAGAAATCCTGCCCCAAATATAGTAAAGTGTCTACATGAGGGGGTCTAAGGGATACTTTACTATATTTGTGGCAGGATTTCTTCCCTTCCTTCCCTTTTCAGCAATCACCACCCAAATCTTCATCGTCCGAATCGCACTCATGTTCTATCAATTTAAGACCGTGTATGCGTTCGCAATCAATTTTCTTTCCATTAATTTTTGCTTGACCTGTACGGAACTGTTTCTTCAAAACGATATGGTTGCTAATCAAATCGCTGAACGCTTTTTTGTTGAGATTTCTCTTCTCTAATTTAGTAAGATTAGAATATAGGTCGCTTGCCTTGTATAAGTCAAACACATCTTTCAACTTCACAAACTCGGTATTGTCTGTCGCTTCATAATTTTCCATCACCCATCCATACATCTCATCACTACCCAAAACATATTGCTTGGATAGGTTTCTAATACGCTCAGGTACGTACAGGGTCTTTTCAGCATTTTCCAAAATATATTGAAAGAATGCACACGAATGTTCTTCTTGCCATGCTTCTGTCTTATAATCTAAATTGCCTTTATAGATGCCATTACTTTCATCTACATCATCAGGATTTGACACGAAAGTGCTTTCAAAAGGAATGTCTACGATACGCTCCAAGACGCTTGTATCCATTCGTCCGCTCAATAATAGTTTTTTGTTTAATTCCATTATCAAAACCATATTTAATTGTGTTTTAGTATTTCCGTTGTATAATCCACGAGCAGAGATTTCCGCACAACCAGTCAATTCTTTCACGAAACCAGTTTGAATTTTACAACCATCTTCAGGTTCGCTACTGACTACCATTCTCTTTTTATGAAGGTTGGCAAGTTCAGGATTAGCACCAGTTTTCTTGACTTCTTTGGTTAAAACCTCAATAGATAGTTTGTAAGCATAATCTCCTAACATTTTAAACGCAAGTTCGTTCAATAGACCTTTACCATTTCTACCTTGACCATTCGCAATAAATAATTTCTCTGGATGTTCTCCTGACAGAGATAATCTTAACACAGACAGATAACACTTACCTACTTCAGGGTCAGGAAAAATGCTATTAAATACTTTTGCGACTACCTCTAATTGATCATCAGTAGGTTTAACATAATCACGACCAGTATTCTGTGTGATATAATCTTCTTTTTTGATGTCATAGGGCAGTCCTGTCTTCAAGTCAAACGCTTTATTCTTGAACGCAAATATATATGGTTTGTTATCAAATATATCTTCTGTATCACAATGTTCGCTATACATTTTATCCATTACAAAACTACAAACATTACTGAGTTTATTTTTCTTACATATTTCTTTCAGGTGATTAAGTGTAATCGCATATTGTTTCATATCATCTTTTCCACCCAATTGTTTCTCAAAATGTTCTCTGATAGTATCACCAATCATTGTTCGCAAAATATGAGGTTCTTTCTTATCTATAATTCTCCACTGATTACGATAGTAGAGGTACATAGTGCTATTAGATACAATACAACAATCCCCAGCCAGTTCCCAAAATAATTCCGAAAAATCTCTATCCGTTGGTTCTGTTGAAAATGGTTTAGCAGTCGTCTTATAATATAGGTCATTGTTCGATAATTTCGCATAATACCTCAATGTGCCTTCACTTGCCGTGATATTTTCAATAGAGTAACTATTCCACATCGCAATAAAACCATCTTCCGTAAATCGTTCGCTTTTCATAGACGTTTGTCTTGCTTGTTCTTCCGTGAAACCGCATTTTTTCATAGCACACATAATTTTTATCCAAGCATCCCGATCATCCAAATATGGAATAGCAATGATGTTTACGATCGATTGAAGAAGACCTACATCTGCAGTGGGTGCTTGAGTGTTGGTGGTTGTTTTTTTTTGTTGTAACTTGTCCATCTGAAAACATTTCTTAAAACTTTCTTGATCAAAATAAGAAGGTTCATCATATTTATCCTTGAACCATTCTTTGCCAACTCGCTCAAACACTTTTTCCCCTAAATAATCAATCTCTGCTAAATGGGAACACTTGACGACATTCTTTTTCAATGTTTCTTCTTTGTCTTGTGGAAGCTCCATCCAAATATGAAATCCTTTTGTATTGCCTTTTGTATAAAAACCCTTTTCCATTTTGGTGTCTTCATAGAATTGTTCTAATGTATAATTTGGGTCGTCAATATCTACTACGGCATAATTTGTATATTTTAAATAATAGCAACAACTGATGTATTGGTCTTTGGTCATTTTATATTCACATTCTTCTAACGTCCATTTTTTACCAATACCACAAATCTTATCTTTGCCTTTAATGTTAGGTAATAAAATGTATTCGTGAGGAACGTTTTTCAAGAATTGAGGTGGTTGATTGTTTTCGTTGTTCATCATTATATATATGTGTAAGATTTTATTTTTAAGTTAAAATCAATTTTATTTAATTAATTAAAAAAGTAATTAAAAAAGTATTTTGAGATTTAATCTCCTAAAGATTCTCATAAAAATATAGATGGGTTAATTCTCATTAATTCCTTGATTGCTTGGTTGTAATAATAACTTTTTAGAGTATATCCTCTTTTTGCTTCTAAATATTTGTCTCGGTTTGCTTCTCGCCATTTCTTGACATATTCATAATTGTTTCGGTGGGTCATATATATAGGTTAGATTAATATTTAAATCAATTTTTATATGTTTTCATTTGCTTCAACATAAACTCTACGGCGTTCTCGTATGCGTTCGGGTGTGCTTTATTAAAGGACTCTTGTCTAAACAAGGCATAGGACGTATTTTCTGGTAATTTGCTAAAACACTGGACGGTGTAATAATATTCTATTAATCCATTTCTCTTTTTCATCTCACGGTCAGCAAAATTAATTTTATATAATCTCATTAAATATTAACCATATTTTTCTCTAAATATAAATTAGGTTATGTCATAACTAGTGGCAATTGTTTCCATATTTGTCCCACGATTTTTACTTGCTTTCGCAATCGATTTCAAGTTATTATTTTTATTTATTAAAATCTTAAACAAAGTCGATTGGTTGATACCGCCAGTAACGTCTTTTACTTGTCTGTCAAGATTATCATTATTTATTAATAGAGTCTCTACCTCTTGCACGGCTTTAAAAAACTTCTTCGCCTTGATTACATCTCGCTTACCACCGTACCGCTCCCTTGTCTTGTAATCGTTACGAATGTATACCACATCTTTGTCTCTAATAAATAAAAAGTTTTCATCTTTATTCAAATCGGCTTCGTCCTTAACCACGCGAACCACTAAATCTTTATTGCGTGTATTATAATTAATAAGTAGATACAAGATGACGAATTTTTTATATTGCTTGTCTCTGTAATAACCGTTCAACATTTTCTTAAAGTCAGTCTCAGGTAGGTTTTCTTTTAGTTTATCATTCTTTTCACGCTGTAGTAAAGACGACTCATTATTAGCGAGACGTAGAAACTCGCGGATTGTGTCTGTGGTTTTGCCTTTATAGTGTCTGTATTTGCTTATGGTAGAAGTGATTATTTTCTGTTGAGAACCTTTGTTATAGTTTTCTTTGATAAAGGCAATGGTTTTGTCCTCGTCCCACTTCAAATCTCCGCCTAAATTTTGGAATTTAACTAAACCTCTTGAATGTTCGTTTATTGTTTTCTGCGATAGCCCTTGGTTTTTCATGTATGTAATAAAAGAGTTCATTGTATATTATACTATGAGATTTTTTTTATACTATTGTCAATAAATACTATTTTGGTTCTCTTCTTTTGATATTTAAGCCGTTCATTATTTTTGTAGTAATTGTCTCTGCGTTTCTGTTTCATTTTTTCTTTATGCTCTTGATAATATTTTTTATTATAATCCATATTTATTCTATATATCATTTGTCTCTATATTCATTATGGTCGCTTGGTAAATCAACCATGCTAGTTTCCCTTTTTTTTTATAGAAATTTTCTTCTAATGGAGACAAATAGAGTTTCAATAAATATCATTTGTCTCTGCGGAGTCCTTTTTTTTTATAGAAATTTTCTTCTAATAGAGACAAATGATATTTATAATTCATCGTATTCTATATTATCCTTTTTTATCTCTTTTGGATAAACTAAACAAAAAAACATTTCCATTCTATTTCATTATAATCACCCTCAACACAAACAATTATATTCCTTTTTTTGTGTGTGTGTTGAATAAAAATAAGAATAAACATTTAAAAATAAAATTAAGTAACTAAATAAGAAAATGATTAAATTATTGAAAAAACGTAAGGGTAACCCCTGAGGCAAAGTAGCGTTTTTGTTAATTTGCTTCATGTCACTTTTTGGCGAAGGAAAAGACGATTTTCATTTATCCTTTTAGTATCTTTTTTGGATATTTATTATCCTTTTTGGATATTTTTTGGATATTTATTATCCTTTTTGGATATTTTTTGGATATTTATTATCCTTTTTGGATATTTTTTGGATATATATTATCCTTTTTGGATATTTTTTGGATATTTATTATCCTTTTTGGATATCCATTTATCCTTTTTGGATATCCATTTATCCTTTTTAGATATCCATTTATCTTTTTTAGATATCCTGATTAATAACTTATGTGGGCAAAAGATGCACAATATAAATTGAAACCACATTTTGTCTCCAATTTTAATTTTGATTTATAAATTTTATAGAGACAAGTGGTGCGTGAAGTGTTCGTCTATAATAATTATCAAATCTTACGCATATAGAAAGAGTGTGTAGGGTGTATAGTCGTAAGAAGTATACGTAGGTTTTTTATTATTATTATTATCATTATCATTATTTTTTTTACAGGGAAGGAATAGAATATAGAATATATTCTATAAAGAAAGGAAAGGTGGGGAAGGAAGGGAAGGAAGGGAAGAAATCCTGCCCCAAATATAGCAAAGTGTCTACACGAGGGGGTCTAAGGTATACTTTGTCAAATCAAGGGCAAGATTTCTTCCCTTCCTTCCCTTTTCAGCAATCACCACCCAAATCCTCGTCGTAAGAAGTATACGTAGGTTTTTTATTATTTTTATTATCATTATCATTATTTTTTATTACAGGGAAGGAATAGAATATAGAATATATTCTATAGAGAGAGAAGGGAAGGAACTGTGACAAATGTGACAAATGTGACAAATCTTGCCCCAAATATAGCAAAGTGTCTACATGAGGGGGTCTAAGGTATACTTTGTCGAATCAAGGGCAGGATTTGTCACATTTGTCACATTTGTCACCGCTGGGCAAGACGCCTGCTGAGTTCCCGGGTTTTCTTAAGCGTAATCATTGCGTAAAAATAAAAAACAATATTAGTAGCATAAATGAAGTAAAAATAAATATCCAAAATCTAAAAGCGATTTTCTCATAAAATATTTAGTTTTTTGTTAGTTTTTTAAATATTTTAAATCAAATATTTAGTTTTTTGTTAGTTTTTTAAATATTTGATTTTTTTTATTTAGTTTTTTGTTAGTTTTTTAAATATTTGAATGTTTATATGCGAGAGAACGCTTATCAGTTTCTACCGTGGAAGAGAGGAGGCAGTGCATTACGATCGTCTACGACGACTTATTGTGGAATGCTCTTATGGTCGAGAGAGCATCGAAGCAGTATGACCATGTACATACCTTCCATCGATAA